TTATTTTATATCTTGGACTAATATTCTGCATACCTCCATTAGCCCGCTGCAATACCCGAGAAGATATTCTGATTTTTGGACATATTCCTCCTTATTGCATTTGCGCGGGTTTTCGTTGAATTCTTTGTTGTACTGTTCCCATAGCCTATTAAGTTTTTCTATTGTCTCTTGGTGTTTCTCTTGAATTGCGGCAGTGACTTCCTGTTTATTCACCATTTTCCCCTCCCTTCTACCGGACTTGTGACCGGGCTTGTGCATTACCGGCGGGTAAATCCCGCCGTCACTCTGCCTCTTCTTCCAAATCGTCATCGTCCTCAAGCAGGTATTTTTCTTCGTACAGCTTCTTGAGCTCGGCAAATTTCTTTGTGTCGAGCAGTTCTGTGTTCCCGCTCTTAAGTATTTCTTGTAGTGCCTGCTCGGGGGAGATAATCTCTGCCCAGTCCTTCTCTCCCTGCCATTGTGTTCCATGGATCAGGACGTACCGGCCATCCCGCAGCTTGGTGAGGCCTTTATGCCTACCAACCCCTCCGTTCGTCCAATTCCTTCCATCCCAGTAGTCCAGGTTCTGGTTGTAGCGCACCCTGGCGATAACGTCACCATCTTCGTACACGTTTACCCTATACTGCTTTTTCCCCATTGATAACAACTCCTTTCTGGCGGTAGGTCGCCACCCTATTTGTTTATTAACTCTTCAGCCGTGATTTTTCCTTGCAAGTATTCGGTTACCTTTGCTTTGTCTTTAGAACTGTCAATATCCGCTACCATGACTTGCTCTCCGTCTGCTGTAACTAAGTACCAAGCGCGGTAGTCGTTTTTCCAACTTCCACCGCTTCTTTGCTCAATTACGTCGCCAGCTTTCGCCGTGTAAGTGCCACTGACGGTAACCTGTTTTTTGCCCCACTGCCTGCTTAGGTCATAAAAATCTCTCTGCAGCTTTCCATCTTGCCAATAAAGGCGAGCTACATAAGGCGTTCCTTTTCGAGGGTCACTAGTAGCTGAAAATTCAAATTCAAATTCCTCGGATGTAGAGCGCTTTTTCTCCGCTAATACTTTGTTAGCTTCGCTAATGAGTTCTTCGAGCTCCTGAATTGTCATTTCTTTCAGTTTCATCATCTTTATCACCTCCCGTTTTTTATTTGTTTTCATTTTTTTAATACTCTTCCACTTTTATTTGCCGGAATAGACTCCCGGCGGGCCTCATTATCACTTAATTAGTGAGCGATTTCAATGGTTCCATATTTTCTGTTCTTATAGATGTTAACAGTTTTGCCAGCGTTTTTGCCGGACTGTCTGTTTTCAACTGTTTTCCAAAAAGTAAATGTTGCCTCTTCATTCATATCGTATTCGCGGGTAATTTTACCGTTTGTGGTGTATTTGACATGATTCATACGAACCCTAATAGACTTTTTATTAACCTTAACAATGGTACCTTCAATGAATTTCTCATAGATGAACACACCGCCCATTGAATTGATTCCATCGTGAATTTGTACCATCATTTTTCGTTCCTCCTTCTTAATGTTTTTTTATTTGTTTTTATCATATCTTATATTGTACCAAATGTCAATACTTTTGGTACAATATTTTTTAAAATAGGCACAAAAAAACTCCCCTCTTTCGAGGGGGCCGTAAATGTTCCTCATGGTTGGCAACCAGTAGGCAATGCCAACCCAATAAAATAAGCCCCGGCCTAAACCGGGGGATCCTCTTTCTTTGCTCTAGCTATGTCCACAGCAGCCTCGCCGAAAATATAACTGAGGGCCAAAGCAACTAGCTTCCAATACAGCTCAAAACCGAATCCTCCACTCTATCCCCCATCGCGCCGGCTCGTCTCGCCGCAATTCGACACCGGCCTGGAGCGTCCCGCCGGCCAGGGACCGCTGGACACTCACGGCCAGGCCTCCCTCTGCTGTAACGCCGGTTGTGGTGTCTCCGAGTCGGACGATGGGGACTATGATTTTGGGGCCGCTAGCTCACTCACACGACCTACAACGCCCTGCGCCTTGTACCGCTCTAGCGTAGCCTCAATGAGATGCTCCACATAGCGGCGAACATCGCCAATGGTCTCAGCCAGGACTTGACGGGTCTCGGCATCGAGTTGTGTCAGCACCTGTTCCACAACCTGCCGCCCTAGGGCCACAAGTTCTTCCCGGCTGGCCCGTCCCTCAGCCACGGCCTGTCGCAGTGCAGCCGCGGTCGTGCTCTCAGCGGCCAGCACAGCTACCTCGGCGAGATAAGCCACTCTCGCCAGTGCCCTGTCGGCCAGTTCATGGTCGATCCGTTTATCCAACGCCTCGCGGGCCCGGCGGATGTACGACAGCGCGTAGGCCGCGCCCAACGACAGCAAAGCCACCAAGACAGTGACAACTAGTTCCCGCAATTCATTAATGACGATTTCCCACATGATGACTCCCTCCTATACGATATAAGTTTATAACCTTCAGTGACCTTGGAAAACTTCATTTCCTCTTAGCCACCTTCTGGTCGTAGTTGTACAGCATTGTTATAACTTCTTCTCTAGTAGCTGTATCTTTTGGCCGGGTTCCATTGGTAATTCCTTCCTTCTTTGCCCACTCCCAAGGCTCTTTAGCCCATGAAGAAGGCTGATTTTTGTCTCGCGTCACTGCGCTCGTGCCTCCTGCCAATTCCTTGGCAACATCCTTTTTAAATTGCTCCCACCCGGCCCAGTTGTTGGATTGCATTATCCGAGGACATATCTTACCGCTCCAGTCAAAATGTCGGCGAAGCCTATCCACTCCCCAGCCCCGTTCCTTGAGTAGCTTGGCTACTAGCTTGACGGCATTCTGCAAAGTCCTCTGCCTATCCCCGCTTTCACAAATTTCAATGCCTATGCTTTTTCGGTTACCCGTCCCACTGCTGCCATCTCCGGCGTGCCATGCTACCTCATTGAGAGGAATAGCTTCTACTGCTTCTTTTTCATCCACCACGATGTGCCAGGAGGCAGTCCTTGTGTTGCTGGGATTAGTCAACCAGCCTCTCTCGTTTCGGGCTGTGCTTGATGGGTTGCCCGTAGAGTGGATGGTGATGTACTCAGGATGCATAGAAGTGCCTGGCCGTCGGTTGTGAGGAGTGTTTCGAGGAATGTGGTCGACAATATAGTTCATTTCATCACCTCCTATCTCGGCAGGCTCTGAATGTACCAAACAATAAAGCCTACGCCAGTGCCAACAATACTAACGACAAGGGCTTTTATCCAGTCTGTTAGGTTCTCAATTTTTTCAATCAAATTTTGTAACCGGATTGCAAACTCTGCGTCAGCCTTTTCTAGAGCTACGATGCGCTTTTCATGATCCCTGAGCTGGTCTCTCAGCTCTTCGTGCGCAGAGCACACTGACATATTCCCACCTCCAACAAAACTACCCAGACACCATAGTGCGGTACGTAGGCATAAAATTAACGTCTAATGGGCGTTAAATTTACTGCGTTTCATTAGTCTACTATGTCTTTCGTACTAAAACAAAGCCCTCAAACATCTTCCTTCTCAACCGATACGTGTCGGCATACCTGGCATGTCCCAACCAACTTTGTATGCTACAGTTGATTTCCTGAAAACTCATTTCTCCTGTTTCGTATTTTCGCTTAAAAACCTTCAGCTTTTTTCTCATTCGCTTAACTGACCGTTTTCGTAGTAAGGCAAATATAGCCATACTGGATCATGTCATAGGTTTTTTGAAGGATCTTCAACTGCTCATTCAAGTTTATCCCCCGTTTTTAAATTATTAACCGACGGGCAGGCTGTTGCCCGCCCATCAGATTTCAGGTTTCAGGTCCCAGATTACGAAATAAAAGCTGCGCGGAAGCCGATGCCGACAGCCGAGAACGACCCGGCGTTGCGCAGGCTCAGGGAGAACACACCAGCCCTGGAGCCGTCGCGCCAGTCCCCGCCCCGGATCGGGAGACGCTCTCCGTAGTTACGCACCCAAAACCAGTCTTCTCCGCAATCCGTAAAGGCTGGAGCGATGCCCAGTAGCTGTAATATCTTAGGTATGGTGACACCCGTTTTGGCGGCCACCGTCTCAAAAGTTGTTTGCCCGTAACCTAGGTATTCGTTGGAAGCCGTATTGGCCGGGTTCATACTGTTAGTGATTGCTGTGTTTATAAACGGTGCTCCCAGATTCTCCAATACACCAGTTCCTGCTACAGGCGAATCAATTTTTAAAGTATTAGCAGTGCCCGGAGCAACCAGGCTGCCATCCTGCAGAATAGCTTTCCACTCGGTACTGGCTGCGCTTTGGTCCTTAGT